ATAGCATCAGGTCCAATGGGATCAAGTTTTGATCCGTTTAGTCAAGCCCAAATGAATGTGTATTTGATCAACTTCAATCAGTCGGGTGGTCTAGCCACTTATGATTTCTACAGTCAATACATTGAATTGGCTGCACGAATGTTCGGCGGATTCTTAAATTACACCTGGAATCCTGTTACCAAAAAACTACAATTGATCCGTAATCCTGCAGGTGGTGGTGAAGTAGTATTGCTATGGACCTATAATCTCAAACCTGAGATACAATTGCTAAGTGATTTTCAGATTCAGCAATGGATTCGAGACTACATGGTTGCTGCCAGCAAGATGATCATAGGTGAAGCAAGAGAGAAATTTAGCACCATCGCCGGTCCCAATGGTGGCGGAACACTCAACGGTGCTGCCATGAAAGGCGAGGCCAAAGCAGAAATGGATGCTTTGATCTCACAATTGGTGAATTATGTGGATGGTTCACAGCCATTAACTTTTGTGATCGGCTAGATTAACCAGTTGGGGCATTGCACCCCAACTATCTTTACGCATGTGCCAGTTGGGTCCAGACTTCTTTAAAAGTTTCCTGCACCTCCCAAGTACCGTGTGGTGGTCCAAATACATAAGTCACTTGTTCCACAGTACCATCCTCTCGGATGGCCAAGTTTGCGTGTACAGTAATCACTTGGTCTTTGCGTATGGCCAATGGCATGCCTTTTTGCAATGGGCTGGCGTTGGTTAAGTTTAGGTATAAGTTTTTCATACTGCGTAGTGTATAGTATAAAGTTTGTGTTGTCTAGTGATTTTGGTGGTGTCAGTTTGAATTTGACAATGTGGTGATCAACTGATAAATAAAATATGACTATATCAATTGGCCCCGGGTGGACTGTTGGCCCTGGATGGATGAGTATAACTCCCGCAGTACCATTAATAGTTAACTATTTGGTAGTTGGCGGGGGCGGCTCTGGTGGTAGAGAAAGTTTTGCTAGCGGATTGGGCGGGGGTGGTGGTGCAGGTGGATATTTAACCGGTACTTTAGCATCTCCTGCTTTATCAACCAATTATCTTGTTACTGTAGGAGCAGGCGGTGCAGCGCCCAGTGGCGGATCAGTTGGCGGTACAGGGTCTAATTCTGTATTTTCTACAAATACTGCTATTGGTGGTGGTGGTGGTGGTGGCGGATCAAATCCTGCCACTGTTGGCAACGGCGGCTCAGGTGGCGGCGGCGGCGGCTTAGACCAAGCCGGTGGTACAGGCACTGCCGGCCCACCAATACAAGGGTATGCTGGTGGGTCTGCTACTAGTAATCAAGGTGGCGCAACTGCATCTGGTGGTGGTGGTGGCGCCAGTGCGGTTGGCGGTAACGGAGCATCGAATCAAGGTGGTGCAGGTGGTGCAGGTTTATCTTCCAACATAGCAGGTAATTCAACCTATGCTGTATCTTTTAGTGGATCTGGACAATATGTGACAGGCCCTGCAAGTGCATCGAATGTGATGTCGGGAGATTTTACTGTTGAATGTTGGATTTATCCAACATCAATACCCGCAAACAGAGGAGCAGTTACTATAACTAATGCTGGTGGTACAGGTGCAGCCGGCACCATGATTGGAATAACAACAACCAATGCAGTACAATTTTTTGTTGCTGGTAATGGTGATTTGACTGCATCAGCTAGTAATCTTCTTACTATTAATAAATGGCAACATCTTGCGCTGGTGCGTATAGGATCTACAAACACACTTTACCTTAATGGGGTATCAGTTGCAACAAATTCAACAACTCCAGCTTGGAATGACACTCCTACAATTAGTGTTGGTAGACAGTATGCTGATAATGGTGCTGATGGACTATTTCCTGGTTCCATCTCTAATGCTCGTATCACTAAAGGGATTGGAGTATATACCGGTGCGTTCACACCGCCAACCAGCCCTTTAGCTATCACACAAGCGGCTGGTACTAATATTGCAGCGATTACTTTAACAACTTCTGTTATTTTATTAACAGCACAATCTGCTACCATAGTTGATAATAGCACTACTGCACAAACTTTAACAGTTACTGGATCACCAACTATCTCATCTACATTGGTACCTTTTGGTATCTATGCCGGTGGTGGTGGTGGTTCTGCTTATACCACAGCAGGATCTGGTGGAGCAGGTGGTGGCGGAACAGGAAGTTTTTACAGTGCATCTCCGGGATTTTCAGGAACAGTCAACACCGGTGGTGGTGGTGGCGGCGGATCAAATGGGTCATTTGCAACTCCTGGAGCAGGTGGTTCGGGCATTGTTATCGTACAAATACCAGACAATTATATTGGAAATACAACAGTTGGGTTAACATCTACTACATCAGATGTGGTAGTAGGATATTACACATATATTATTACAGCTGGTACAGGAAATATATCTTTTGTAGAAGCTAACACAGTTGCAGTGGTCAACTATCTAGTGGTTGCAGGTGGTGGTGGTGGTGCCAGCCGATATGGTGCCGGCGGCGGCGCAGGCGGTCTGTTAACTGGTACTAGCATACTAAGTTTAACAACCACCTATACTGTCACTGTGGGTGCAGGTGGTGCCGCCGGTACAAATACGGGTTCATACACTGGCAGTGCCAATGGTGGAAATTCAGTATTTGCTGGCAGCACTGCTATAGGTGGCGGTGGTGTTAATGATAATCAAACAGGCAAAAACGGCGGATCAGGTGGCGGTGCCAGCGCCGGAAATTCGCCGCCTGGCTCAGGCACTGCTGGACAAGGAAATGCTGGTGGTACTGCGGCCGGCGGCAATTTTACAGGTAGTGGTGGCGGCGGCGCAGGTGCTGTTGGTGGAAGTTCTGCCACCAATGGCGGCAATGGCGGTGCTGGTCTAGCATCCTCTATCACAGGATCATCTGTGACTTATGCAGGTGGTGGCGGCGGTGGTAAGTACCAAGGTACTAGTGCAGGTACAGGCGGCGCAGGTGGCGGCGGTAATGGTAGCGATACTTCTTCTGGGTCTGCTGGTACCACCAACACAGGCGGCGGAGGTGGTGGTGGTAGTGACACTAGTGGAGGATTCAACGGCGGATCTGGTATTGTTATTTTTAAAATTGCAAACACTCAGACGGTATCATTGTCAGGTGGTTTAACATATGCACTGTCAAACGCAGTGGCAGGATACAATATCTATAGTGTCACTGCTGGTACGGGAAATATATCGTTCCAAGGGACGTACTTAACAGTCGCATATCTAGTGGTTGGCGGCGGCGGGTCAGGTGGAGCTGGAAATGGCAGCGGTGGTGGTGGTGGCGCAGGTGGACTGCTAACTGGTAATGTTGAAATATTATCCAGTGATGCGTTGACAATTACAGTGGGAACTGGTGGTGTTGGTGTTTCTAGTACACAGGGAGCCGACGGCACTGATTCTTCTTTTAATTCATTCACTGCACTAAAAGGTGGTGGTGGTGGTCAGGCTACCAGTGGCACCGGCGGCAACGGAACATACGGCTCCGGTGGTGGCGCAGGCTCTAGTGGGTCGGGTGGCGCAGGCACTAGTGGTCAGGGATTTGCAGGCGGAAATGCCAGTACCAGCGGTGGCGGCGGCGGCGGAAACAGCGCCGTGGGGGCCAATGGGTCATCAGGAACAGGCGGCGCCGGAGGAACTGGCACACTATCTTCTGTCAACGGTATCTCTAGTTATTTTGCCGGAGGCGGCGGTGCTGGAGCAGGCGGAACTGTTCAGGGACTTGGTGGAAGTTCTGTGGGCGGCAATGGCGGAAACGCCACTGGCGGAGGTACTCCTGGTTTTCCTGGAGCGGCAAACACAGGGTCGGGTGGCGGCGGCGGATCGCAGGGATTTTATGCAGGTGGCGATGGCGGTAGTGGGGTTGTGATTCTTAAAATACCAAGTACACACCAAGCTACTGCTTCGGGTGGTCTCACATCGTCGGAAACACAGATATCAGGTTACAATATCTATACTGTGACTGCGGGCACTGGCACCTTGTCATTAACTCCAGACACTCGCAGCGTAGGCATACCAGTCAATTATCTAGTGGTTGGTGGTGGTGGTGCTGGCGGAAGAGAGAATTTTGCAACTGGAATTGGTGGTGGCGGTGGTGCTGGCGGATTCAGAGCCGGTTCAGGATTTTTGTTTGCCACAGGTACAGCATTCACAGTAACAGTAGGCGGCGGTGGCGCAGGACTTTCTACTGGTGGAGTAGGAGCAAACGGAACTGATTCTGTATTTTCGACCATAACTGGAACAGGTGGAGGTGGCGGAGGTGGTGGAAATGGTTCACCAGTTCGTGCTGGAAACGGCGGTTCCGGCGGCGGTAATGGCACTACTCTTACACCAGGTTGGGGATTTGGTAATACTCCTTCTACACTTCCATCACAGGGCAATAGCGGTGGTCAAGGTAGCGGCGGTGGTGGTGGTGGTGGTGGCGCCGCTGTTGCAGGTGATGTAGCAGGTATAGGTGTTGGTGGCAATGGATCAAGTTCTTCTATAACAGGATCATCTGTAACTTATGCAGGTGGTGGCGGCGGCGCAACAAACGGAGTAACAGGACCAAGCGGTGGTGCCGGCGGAGGCGGCACAGGTGGTGCTTACAGTTATAGCAATGCAACATCAGGAACTGTCAACACCGGTGGTGGCGGCGGAGGCGGCGGTAATGGATCTTTCCCGGTTGCAGGCAACGGCGGATCTGGTATTGTTATCTTGCAAATACTAAACACCAACACCGGAACATTGTCGGGTGGTCTAACATATACACTGTCAACCTCAGTAGTGGGATATAATACATATATTATTACAGCTGGGACAGGTACTATAACTTTTAGTTAAGAGAATAATTATGGCACATTTAGCAAAAATTGAAAACGGGATTGTTGTGCAGGTCATTCCGGCAGCACAAGCAGCAATTGACGCTGGCGTGTTTGGCCCAGGATGGGTACAAACCAGCTACAACACACGTGGCGGTGTTCACCCTGAAGGTAGACCACTGCGTAAAAACTATGCAGGAATTGGATACACATATGATAGTGTTAGAGATGCATTTTATGCTCCCCAACCGTATGCTAGTTGGATACTGAACGAAGACACTTGTTATTGGGAAGCACCTGTTGCGGTAAACGATGATGGAAAAATGTATCAATGGGACGAAGAAACTGTTTCTTGGAAAGAAGTTGAACCACTTTAGGTTAATCATTGGCTAAAAGAGGATGACTGCTAGATAGACATCACAGCATAAATGTGCTATAATCAGCACATGGCTGATTTAATGATTGATATTGAAACGGTAGGCACTGGTCCAGAAGCATGTATTCTGACCATTGCTGCACAAAGTTTTGACCCGCTGGGCACAGGGTATTATACCCAGCAATTCTATGCACGAATTGATCCTGACAGTCAACCCGGCCGCAACATTGAACAAGGTACCATAGATTGGTGGGCTACTCAACCGCCCGAAGCACAAGAAGAAGCATTTGGTGAACTTGATCGAATTCCTCTGAATACAGCACTAGAAGAACTGGGTCGATTGATTTGGCGGTCAAACTTGATCTGGGCAAACGGTCCCACATTTGATATGAATATTTTGGAACATGCTTACAAGAGTTTCAATCAACCCTTGCCCTGGAAATACTACAAGGTAAGAGATGCACGAACTGTATATTCATTGTATCCTGATCTAGGCAAGCCTCCAGCAAGCCATCATGCATTAGAAGATTGCCGCCGGCAGATTGATCTACTGCAAGCCACACTCAAACACCTTAACGTTGAAAAATTAGTATGAAAATTTATCTAGACATGGATGATGTAGTAGCAGACTGGATGCCAGCAGCTCGAGCTATTGTAAAACGCAATTGGGAATACGGAGAACGTATTCCAGACAGCGATTGGGACAAAGTCAAAGCCAAAACACGTTTCTATCGTGACTTGCCTATCAAGCCCGGCGCACATGAGTTGGTAACATACTGCCAAGACTTGTTGAGTAAAGGGCAAATCAAAGACTTGAATTTCTTGACAGCACTACCACATGACTACAGTGTTCCATTTGCCAGCTATGACAAAGTGTTGTGGGCATTTGAACGTTTTCCAGGTATTCCTGTACTATTTGGGCCATTCAGTCATGACAAATGGCGACACTGTGAGCCTGGCGATATCTTGATTGACGATCGTGTGAGCAATTGTGAAGAGTGGATCAGAGCCAGTGGGCAGGCTCATGTTTATCGACAGTGGCCTGAATGCCACGCATGGTTAGAGGAGATTTTAAAATGATTATTGGTATTTGTGGATTAATTGGCGCTGGCAAAGATACTGCTGCCGACTACCTTGTGAATTTTCATCAATTTCGTCGTGACTCATTTGCTAACACACTGAAAGATGCTGTGTCAGCTGTGTTTGGATGGGATAGAGAATTGTTAGAAGGCCGAACAACTTCGGCTCGAGAATGGCGTGAGCAGGTGGACCCTTGGTGGAGTCAACGACTTGGAATGCCACAACTAACTCCGCGCTGGATCTTGCAACACTGGGGTACAGAAGTGGGCAGGAATTCTTTCCACACAGATATCTGGATTGCCAGTTTGGAAAACAAACTGCGTAAAAGTTCTGACAACATTGTTATCTCAGATTGCAGGTTCTACAATGAAGTGGCAGCAATCAAGAATCAAGGTGGTCGAGTGATTTGGATTCAGCGTGGAATCACCCCGCACTGGTACAATATTGCAGCACAGGCCAATCGTGGAGACACAGCAGCATTGCGTTGGTTAGACCAACAAGGAATCCATGCCAGTGAGTATTCCTGGGCTGGTACTGAATTTGATCATGTGGTGGAAAACAACAGCACAGTTGCTGATCTGTACAGCCAACTTAATGATCTGCTTGTAGAGGATTTGGCACCCATGGAACATCTAGCCGCCTAACTTCTTCCACACAGTTCAAGCACACAGTTCTGAGATTATTTAGAGCAACATTGTTCATGTTGCCATCTATATGATAAACTAGAGTTTGACTGGTAAACTTTGGACGAAACCCACAGCGATCGCATGTGGGTTTTTTCTTGTACCCGGATTTCTTCCATAGTGCTTGGGGCAAGCGCATTTTCTTTTTTTGTTTGATGCATCGATCACATCGTGTTCTGTAATGCACAATATCGTGCTTGCGATAGTTTACTGCCACCAGCCGTTGATTACATACATTGCACATGGGTCTCATGCAGTATTTAGTAGCAAACCTTTGCAAAGGGTGTCTCAACACCCCTGGTTTTAGTCGTATCCGATAAATATCTATAACAGTTTTTAAAGGAGCCAATATGGCACTAGTATCACCCGGAGTCCAAGTCTCAGTCATTGACGAAAGTCAATACCTTCCAGCCGCTACCAATAGCGTACCTTATTTTCTTATCTCCACAGCACAGAACAAAGTGTCCGGCAGTGGAGTAGGTGTAGCAGCAGGCACATTAAAAGTCAATGCCAATCGCCTGTATCTGATCACCAGTCAACGTGATCTTGCAGCCACATTTGGTAATCCGTTCTTTTATAAAACCACAATTGGTACCCCAATCAATGGTTATGAACTCAATGAATATGGTTTGTTAGCTGCATACAGTGCGTTGGGTGTGACCAATCGTGCTTATGTACAACGTGTGGATATTGATCTTACACAACTCACAGCCACTTTGGTACGTCCCACAGGCGAGCCAAATAATGGTTCTTACTGGTTGAACACTGCAACCAGTCAATGGGGTATTTTTGAATGGAATCAAACCACTGGTGCGTTCTCCAATCAAATTCCATCGGTTATTACTAACACATCTGAATTGCTAAGTGGTGTGCCTTTGCAAGATTACGGCATCATTGGTGAATATGCTATAGTTGCCACAAACACACAAAATCCATTGTATTACAAAAATGGTGCAGTGGCCACAGTGGCCGGTTACAATTCTGTCATACTAACTGATTTGTATAACAATTGGGTTTTGGTCGGCAGCGATGACTGGAAATTGAGCTATCCTGCAATTCAGGGTGCCAATGCTGTGACCACAAACCTCACTGAAGGTAATGCCATTGTTATCAACGACACCAGTGTGGAAGTTCCGTCTGCAGACAACAATACCATTCAAGGACTTAGTGCTGCTATCAATACTGCTGCTATCACTGGCGTATATTCTGCTGTGGTCAGTAACAAACTTTGCTTGTTTGCAGATAGTTCAGCCACAGCTGACGGATCCACACAAGATGATGGTGCAATCGTAATCAGTTCAACTGGATCAACCCCTGGATTGTTGACCACATTGGGTATCACTGCCAATGCCACTTACTATGCTCCAGAATTGCAACAAAGCCCTAACTATACATTTCCACGTTGGTTGGCTACAGATGCAACACCACGTCCTACTGGTAGTGTGTGGAATAAAACAACTGTGCAAAACCTAGGCACACTTATGGTTGTGCAAAAATACAGCACAGCACTGGCCAGCTGGGTAACACAAGCTGCTCCAGTTTACGAAAATGATTGGAATGCCAATGCAGCATTGGATGCAACTGGTGGCGGTAAAAATATTGCTGCTGGAAATACCTACACACAATACAATGTAAATCCTGCATCAACTGGGTATGCTACTTGGAGTTCTGCTACAACTTATGCAACAGGAACTCGAGTAATATACAATAACTTGACATATGAGTCTTTACAAAGTGCTAATGTCAATCACAATCCGGCTGAGCTGAGCAGCGTTTGGTGGGTAGAGATTCAAAATGAGCTGCCGTACAACAACACCTACACATTGCAAGTGTTTGAACGAGCCAGCCAAGGCCCCACAGTGGTCACTGGCAGCGTTTCTGTTCCTGTGTTTGTTAATGGTAATCAATTTACTATCACCACAAGCATTGCAAACTCTACCAGTTTGACTTCTACTGTGACCGTGACTATCAATGGTACTGATGCAGCAGCATTTAACACTGCTGTGAGTTCTGCAGGCTTACCATACGTGGTAGCTTCTGTTAACTCAACTGGTGCAATTGTGCTGACACAAACTCAAGGTGGTGTAATTCTATTGCAAAATGTCACAGGTGCAGGAACTCCATTGGCTGCTGCTGGATTCACAACCAGCACCACAGGTTGCCGCAATATTGTTGATGGTGATCAAATTGCTTACTTGCAACTCAGCAACTGGATACCATTGGTGTACACAGCCAGTGCAGTGGCACCTGATCAAGATCCAGCAGACGGAACTTACTGGTATTACAGTAGCCCTAGCCAAGCTGACATCATGATCAACACTGGCTCGGCTTGGGTTGGGTATCAAAATGATACCAACGACACACGTGGTTACAATCTGAGCAATACCAATCCAACTGGCCCAATCATCTCTGCCACAGCACCTGCTACACAAACTGATGGAACTGTATTGGTATATGGTGACTTGTGGATCGACACCAGCGATCTTGAACTGTATCCGCTGCTGTACCGTTGGCAAGCAGTTGAGGGTGTAAATCAATGGGTCTTGATTGACAATACTGATCAACAGACCAGCAATGGTATATTGTTTGCAGATGCTCGTTGGAGTACAACTGGTGCAGTAAATCCTATATCAGATAACTTACCATCTATCACCAGCTTGTTGACCAGCAATTACTTGGATGTTGATGCACCTGATCCTGCACTGTATCCCGCAGGTATGCTGCTGTGGAACTCACGTCGATCTGGCTACAATGTCAAGAGTTTCCAAGTTGATTATTTCAATGCCAGCAGTTTCAGCTATGCAACATGGTCAAACACCACTACATATGCTGTGGGTGCTCAAGTGTTGTACAGTGGCGTATTGTATGTGGCTATTCAAGCTGGTTCTAACCATAATCCAGCCACACAGACTTCATACTGGGACTTGTTAGAAACCAACTCATGGGTAACTGCATCGGGTAACAGAATTGACGGTTCACCATACATGGGACGTTTTGCTCAACGTGCATTGATTGTGGCAGCATTGAAATCTGGCATCAACACCAGTGTCACAGTGCGTGAAGAACAAGCACAGTTCAACTTGATGGCATGTACTGCATATCCAGAATTGATTCCTGACATGGTAGCACTCAGCAATGAACGCAATAATACTGTGTTTGTGGTTGGTGATACTCCAATGCGTTTAGGACCAAATGGCAACGACCTTGTGGCCTGGGCCACAAACAATGGTGGAAACGGAGTCGGGACAGGACTGTTTGCAGGTGATGGATTGACCACCAGCACTCCGTATGCTGCTGTATTCTATCCAAGCTGCCAAACTACTGATCTTGGTGGCAGTGCAGTAGTTACTGCTCCAAGTCACATGATGGTACGCACTATCATTCGTAGCGATTCTGTCAGCTATCCATGGTTGGCTCCTGCAGGAACACGTCGTGGTGTGATTGACAATGCTGCAAGAATTGGCTACATCAACGCTGTCACTGGCGAGTTTGTTACCATTGGTAATAATCAAGGTCTGCGTGACGTTGAGTATGTTAACAAAATCAATCCAATCACATTCATTCCAGGTGTGGGTATTACCAACTTTGGTAACAAAACCATCTACGGCGTTGACAGTGCATTGGATCGTATCAACGTGGCACGACTGGTTGCGTTCATGCGTGGACGATTAGAAGAAATTGGTAAACAGTTCTTGTTTGAACCAAACGATCAAATCACCCGCAATGAAATTACCAATGCTGTAAACGGATTGTGTATTGATCTTGTGGCCAAGCGTGGTATCTATGACTTCTTGGTAATCTGTGATGATTCAAACAACACACCCGCCAGAATTGATGCCAACGAACTGTGGGTTGATATTGCTATTGAACCTGTGAAGGCAGTGGAATTTATTTACATTCCACTGCGCATCAAGGCAACTGGCGCCATTGCTAACTCTCAGACACCAACACAGACTGCGGGTTAACGGTACCGCTAGACTAGGAAATGGGGTGGAAACGTCCCATTTCTTTTGACCTCAACAGAGGTAAATAACTGCATAGGAGATTACAAATATGGCCGTTTCATCATTAACAAGAATGACAGTGCCCTTGGCAAGCGATCAAAGCGCGAGCAACCAAGGCTTGCTCATGCCCAAACTCAGCTATCGCTTCCGAGTGATATTTGAAAACTTCGGAGTAAGCACACCCCGAAC